GGCATTGCCACTTGATTAAAAGATGGCGCAACACTTAAGGCCATTTGTAAAAGCTCCAGAATATTAGCCGACATTTCGGTTGGCATCCATTCTGCCCCGGCTCCGGCTCCGCCAGTTGAAATCGCTTTTCGCAATTCGGAATCGTGGTTCCACCTATGACGCATGGCATCGTAACTTTTTAAGGTCATCATAACATTTTTATAATGATCTTTCCTTGCTACCGCTAATGTGTGCGATAATATCAAAATATCATCATTCCATTTTTTCCAACTCTTGATGAGTTCAGCATCCCGCTTGGGAAAGCATTGATCGATTTCCGAATCAAACATTTTCATCTTGCCTAATCCGGTATTTATATCGATAGAAGAATCTTCTGGAATTTTGGTATAATCGGTGAGGAATGATTCTCCAGATTGAAATTCCGAATTTGTCTTTTCCTTTTTTTGTGTTGTTTCATCTTTGCCCTGGATAACAAGCATTTCAGCGGCAACCGCTTTCGCTAACTTATCCATACCTATAGCGTCTAAATCACCTGTAGATTTTGCGCCTTTTTCTTTTTCTTCGTCTACAATCTCCTTCGACTTTAGAAAACTTTTTGCAAACTCTTCTGCTTGCTTTTTCGTTATGGATTTCTCGGCCATGAGAAACTCCTTTCTTACTTAATCATTTACATGAGATTTAAGCATCTCAAGAAACTGTCTTTCGCTGACAGTTTCACTTTTGTTTGAAAACTTTAAATTTTCTATTGTTTCTTTCTGGATCAAAGTTTTTTCATAAGCTATCATAAAACTTATTTCAGGTAATTTCTTTTCTTCATCTTCGATCATCTTAGAATACTGAACTAATTCAAAGATATGTGCACCGCTTAATCCTTTTAAATCTTCGACTATTTCTTGAATAAATGTTTTCGTTAAACCATTATACCAATATGAAAGCATTTTTATTATTTGTTTAGAATCGGGAAAATCAAAATCCAAAACGTCGTGAAATCTACCCGGCCTGTCAATCAAGGCTTTCGGTAATCTTTCAGGAAAGTTTGTAGTTAAAATAGTAGTAATACCGGATGATTGTTCAATTCCATCCATCTCGGTTTTCAACAGATCAATTAATGTGGAACTTATAAATGAGTCAATATCCTCAATAAATAAAATACAAGGAGCAAGAGTTTTGGCAACATCAAAAGCATAAGACAATCCAGACACGCTACCCATCCAATATAAATCCTTTGCAGTAATCCATATAAATGTTGATTTGCTTTTATTTAAAACGACTTTCCCTGTAAATGTTTTGCCATTCCCCGGTGATCCCATAAAAATTAACCCACGATTCGGAGCCCTATCTGTCAAATTATTTATTGAATTAATGGCCTTTTTTACTATGTCGGTATTAAAATCTGTCAAAAATACATCATCCCAATCGAGATTTGTTTTGTCGATAAATTTCCCGGATAATGTAAACGATTCGTTTTTTAGTTTGTGGTTTGTTTTTGCACTATTCCAGCAAGTAGACAACAGATTGTTTAGGTCTTTAGAATAATCTTTGTCTATGTAAAATATTAATCTTTCATTATATCCATATAATTTGTATTTTATAACGATATTAAATTTTTGTGCATTCCAAAACTCCAAACCTGAAATCATTGTAGAAATAAATTCTTTACTATTCAATTGAATAGTTTCATAACATGGTGGATATTCTTTCCCATCAATATTTAAATCTCTTGAATCTTTTAAATCCCAATCTATCATTTTATTGAATAGTTCTGAAAGAAATGATCCTTTCCATAAATCATTGAATCCGGTTGTTGTGACATATAAATTTTTAACTTCACACTCACAAAACTTTGATGCCCATTCAAGTTCTTTGTTGGCAGGTGATATTTCTTGAGCTTCAACCAAAAACGATTTATCAAATCCTTTGAATATTGTGTCGATAAATCCATTAGATGATTTATTTTCCTCACATTCACAATCTTTTTTGATTGACGTTGCGATTCCGGTTGCAATTTCCATCATTATTTTTTCATCTTCTTTAGGATCAATTGCCAGTATTTCAATTTCTTTTTCTTTGGTATCCGCTAAATCTTTACATCCTTCACCTATACAAAAGGGGAAAATTTGCTTTTCAATATCTATGTTGGGATTTTTATATTTGCTAAACTTTTCAATTACAGAATAATAAGGTTTTTGATAATCAAGATATAAACCTTGTCTTGCTTCATCATATTCTTTTCTCAAAGCTTGAGTATTTGACGGAATTGTTACGAGTGAAAATTCGATAAGCTCCCATACTTTAATCCCGAATCCCGTTTGACCCTCTATCGCGATTTCCGTGTCAAATTCAATTGGAATAAATCTAATTGAACCAGCAGAAAGATATCCGTCAATATATTTATCGAATAAAAATTTTGCAAAGGGATCATTGACAATATCAAATTGCACATCCCCGGTCATTTCCTTAGTATTGGAACGTATCGTATCGGGTAACAACTTGGCCGGGGGAACATCAAAGGCATTATGCATAAAAAGAGAGATAGGATTTTTCCTAAAATTAGTCAATATTCCACCAGCCGGGAAGATCACATCTCCATCTCTATCTACCGTAAAAGTCGTAAGCGTAAAAGGAATAATCCCATTTGCTTCATCGATTTGTTTTGTATTGGCTTTGCAAAACTTTAAAGTGTTTTCCATAATTTTCCCTTTATGGCCTTGTATCTTTTATATTGAATGCGCCGGATGATTTGGCATTAAGTTTTTTAGGCACAATAAAACTCCAACGCACCGTTGCCGCAGTTGAATTTGTCGTTATTTGGCCATCAAATTTTATTTTAATATATTTTATCCCAAAACTTTTATTAAAACAGCTAATAACTGGATTTATGGTATCCTTTAAACAGTCTGTACGATAATTTACGATAGCGGATAAATCTTGATCTGTCAATAAAGATACCCAATGATTACTGTCTGTTTCTGCAAAAAACGTTGTGTCAAAAAGACCTGGATCGCTGCTACCATCAAATGATATTAAAACATTTGTATTCGATCCCCCAGCATTGTAATAAGCATAAATGGGATTCCTTAAATCGTAAAAACTCATATCAATCCCTTGTGTAAATAAGTCAATCGATGAGTCTTTGGCAAAATCTACTACACCGGAAAATTCCGCAAACGAAGCAGATTCATTAACCGACACCTTCCAATTATTTATACTATCAGCGGGAAATTGTGCGAGCAATGACAAAGTAAAAATTGTTATAATACAAAATATTTTGATGAATATTTTCATTATAGTCCTCTATGGTTTTGTACTAACTATTTTAAAAGCCCGTGATTCTTTCGACTTTTCCAATTTTTGCATTAAGATTGACCATCGCACCTCCGCGCCTATTGTGTTTCCCAGCATTCCGGTAAACTTCAATCTAAGATATTGCATTCCAAATGGCTGGTTGAAACAGAGACCTACGTTTGTACTTGGGCATCCCGTTTCATAATTGCAAAGAAAAATTTTTGTTTGATTCGTTACTAATATTTCAAAATGCTTAGCCTCCGACTCAAAAAAGAAAGTAGAATCAAAAACACCAGGATGAGAGGTTCCTTCAAATCCAGCTAATATTACTGCCTCTGAATCTCCTACTTGAACATAGGTATAAATTGGTAATATTGTTTTATAATAGCTTATATCAATTGCTCGCGTGAAAACAGTCGTATCACTTTTAATCTGAAATTTTACAATACCAGAAAACTGAACACTCCCTGGCAATTCTCTAACCGTTATCGGCCAGTTATGGATTTGATCGAATCCGGGTTGAGCATCAACCTTAGATGTGCAATTGGTTATTAGACAAAATGTTGATAGTATAAATGCAATCGAAATTATCAAGAAAGATAAACGCAAAACTTTCATTGTGAACATATTAACTTCCCAATATATAACCGCCTATTGCTCCCAAAAGAGCAGCAACGGTATCGCTTTTTAATATTCCCTCTTTACCCAAATAGACTATTGACATAAGAATTATAACCATCGTGAAAAATTCCATTAAAGTTGATTGACCTCGCCCACGTAACTTTTCATCAAATAAATAGTCGGAAATCATTGTTCCTATAAGCGTAAAGGATATTAAACCCCCAATAAATATCAAAAACAATTTAAATGATCTGCCATTTTCTTCTTTCATTACTCGTTTTTGTCAACCTTTGTCAATTTTTTACCTTTAATCATGCGCAATAAGGCAGGCAGACCGGCAACTGCACCGAAGATCAAACTTGAAATTGTCGAAGCCAGTTCGCTATCGAATATCGGTTTTAAAATAAGGGCAAGGATGTCAAGCAAATTTATGATTGTTTGTTCATCTATAGGCACAAACAAACCAAGTATAGCAATACCAGCAAACAATGCGCCGACAATTACCTTTAATAGTTCAAAAACCTTATCGAAATTAATTGGCATATTCATTCCCTTTCATTAAGTTAAAAACCTCTCAAAGCAGGATAAAATTGCGTTTGTGGATTGTTTTCTGATTTGGGTAAAGGTTCCATCTCGGTTTCTTTATTAAATTGATGTATATATTTTCTTTGATCTTTTAGATTAAAATTAACAACGTCAATCTTTTGTGCGGAATATTTAAGTATTAAATTTCCGTTTTTAAAATCTTTTTGTATGTTTATATAATATTGTGGAGGAACATGAGGTCTTTCAATTTCTTCAAACAAATTACTAATTGCCACATATTCTACAGCATTTCTTTGTTGTCTAAATTGAGCCTCTAAAACAATAAAATTTGAAAAAAAATCAAATAAATACTTTTCTTTTATATTTTCTAGAAATTCCTGTGATATACAAAAACTACCAATCCTTTTTTTCATTTTTTCCTCTTATCCTATTTTTTCTAAAATTTGTTCTATGGATTCATCAGAAAAAATTCTTGAGTCTCTAGCTATCCCTGATATATAAAGAACCGTTGGAAAAACTTCCGGTTCTTGCACTTCTTCACCTTCTTCATTAACAAACGGAGGCATTTGCCAAGATGGATGATCATTATCAATTTTCGCCACTTGAATTTCATTAACATCCAAAACACCTTTTATAAAACCAAACTGATCAACTTCATTTACTCTAATCATTTCTAACTCCTTTAATTTATGGTTTCAACATTATTAAAATAAAAACTACCAATCCTTTTTTTCATTATTTCCTTTCTAAATGTTTGGCGGTTTATTTGACATTAAAACCGAGCACCGCTCGTTGAAATCCGAGGGATAGGAAGCACTTAACCCAGTATATCCAGACAATACTTTAAAAGTATCATTTATATTTACTCTTTGACCATCGATTTTGTGTGAATCTCTAACCGCTAAATCCCTGCTTGTCAACCATACTTTCGTTGTAAATCCTGCCTGCTTACCGCCTGATAAAATGCCCGTATTTACACTTCCCACGCTTTCAGTCCGTGCAATCAATTGCGACCTCGACCTTGTTGCATTTGTAAAAACGCCCTGTATTCTGTCCGTCAATTGTGGTATGCCTTCACCGAGGCTGATCCCTTCCCTCAAGGTTTCCTGAATTAGCCTAGCAGTCGTTCCATTTATTTCCGAGAAGTTAATCACCCTTTCGCCTACCGAACTTATCACGAACGTATCGATAGCGTTAAATTCTAAACCCAACGTTGAAAGTATAGATGCCGCCCCATCACTTACCGCAGCGGTTGTAGGGGGTAAAAGAGCTTCCACGATCAACATATTTTCATTGGGTGTATCAAGAGCAATAGATGAAAATTCGTGATCTTTGGTGAGCGTTATTTGTTTTTTTGATTTAAATGCATCAGTTGCCCTACGCCATCTTTCTAAAGCTCTAATTTCCTGTTCATTAAAAAACTTATTTATCGCACTAAAAAACTTTGGTTCATGTTTGTTGAATAGTCGAGCATTTTTCATCCAGGATTTTGAACGATCGTGGAAATCCTTGTCGATAAATCCTCGTTGTTGTTCTTGTTGTGTGACACCTTCACCAACCGGAACCAGATTTATCGGCGCGGTAAATTCTTCCATCTCCTCTAATCCTGTGGGTTCAAGTTCAAAAACTACCGGCCTGGCTTCATCGCGGCTTATTATGCCAAGTGATACGCCCTGAAAATATCTTTTATCTCTCTGTTCGGCATCTTCGCGTAATGCCAGCACTTTAGAAAAATCGTGTTGAACTTCAACCCCTTCGAGTTTTGTTAATCGGGGCACAAGATTTTTATTCATTTCTGATAATACTTGCCGGGAAAGTGGCAACATTGTACCAGTCCAAAATACCGATTGAGCGGCCTTTATAGCTTCCCTGGATAATGAAGATGATCCACGCGGATCATTTAATAATTCCATAGGAACGCCATAAAGAGTGGCGATTTTTTGATCATTGAAATTGAGTAATGGGATAATTTGATTCTCAGAAAGGGAAGATTTAGTTAAAACCTTCAATTTTAAACCACCCTCAAGCAAGGCTACCTTGTGCATTTTTTCAACACTACCATAAATAGAATCCAGTAATTCCCGCAATCTTGTAAACTCATCATCCGAGAGTTTCCCATCTGTTTCAGCTACAGCACCTGGAAACATGCCTTGAGCAAAGAACTTTTGAAGGAATTTCTCGGAGTTTAAGGAGGTGATTATGTTGGCTCTCGATGATACCATCCGCGAAAAGCCACGGAGAATCGAAAAGTAATTGAATGACTTTATAAAGAAAACATCTTCGGGAGAATGTGAAGTTACCTTTCCGTTCGCCGTTCTTTCATAGCGATTAATCAATTTAACCGGATCACCCTTGACTTTAATTTCATGGCTACGCCAGTCTGAGAATAATTGATTAATATTGCCACGTTCATCGCGCTCGAAATTCCAAAACAATTCCCCTTGAATATCAAGTAATGATATCGATTCATAATAAAATGAATAGAAAGAATCAAAAGCATTTGGTGAGTTCAATACAAAGAGTTGATCCCGATCCGATACGTCTATTTCCTCATCGCCCTTTTTCTGGATTATCTTTAAAGGCAATGCTGCAAAACTTGAAGCGCGAATATCGATTGCCCGATACATCGTCACCAGGTTTTCATATGCAAGCGCAAGAGCCTCGGCATCTGACGGGTAAAATTCATCCGATGAGGAAAACGAAAATAAATCTCCCATCGTAGCAATAGCTCCGACTTGCTTTATCGAAGCATCGATTAAACCTAATTCTTTTAATTCAGTTTGTATTGCTTGTTGGAACATATCTAATGGTCCGCTATTACTGTTATTTACAATTCTTGAATACTTATATTGTTTAGAAACAACTACTTAACTATATGGTCCGCTTTGTTGGAACATTTGGCAGCTTTTCGATATTATTTAATTTTGTGCTGTCATACAAACTAGCAACTTTAGCACCATAAACTTTTTTATAAATCTTTAGCATTTCTTCTTTTAGTTTTTCAATCTCTGAATCACTTAGATTTTGTTGATTAATTTCAAACATAAAACCTCCTAAAATAACGACAGCCGCCCGCTTGTGAGGAGAAAGTCACAAGTGAACGGCTGCTGTCTTAAATTTAATTCTTTACGTTTCTACTGCCGAGCGCGGTTCGTGTTCGCTTTTGACACCGTAGTCTGCTTCAAGGTGCACCATTCACAGACCCGAACACACTCGGCAGTAGAAACGCAATATATTAAACGGCAGTCTCAAACCGCGATATTTATATTGAACGATCGTATGGGATTACGTTATTATCGCTTGGAAAAAAACCAAAATCCTCATACGAATCCTCCGTTAGAATATGAATTAAATCAAACTTCACAAGAAGTCTTTTTATTAATTTAACCGCAAAATCTTTTTGAACCGGCCTTAAATCTTCTTTTTTAGTATGAATCATTATTTCATCCAACATTGTGGCATCATCACTTAACGTAAGCCAAGGTGTAGGTCTTTCATATAATTCATGACAGATATCTTTGTACGTCGAAACACGGTTATTACCGAGCGCATCATTTAATACTTTTTCCTCATTTACCATTAGATATTCCTCTCGTCAAAATCCTGATCTATCCATTCATGTGCTGTGCGCCGGTTATAAGTTGTCAAACTTTGCAATTTTGAATGTTTTATTTCTATTTCTATTTTATGTGCTTTCCCGTCTTGTAAGGCCTGATGGATGGTTGAATCTATTTGTTTAAGAATGCTTTCCTTCTCTTGTTCTATGCTCATATCTCAACTATCCATCGTGTTAATACAAGACATATACTTACTAAAATGAAAATAGGAAAGAAATATCCAAAATGCCACTTTATTTTTGTGAAAAAATCTTTAGTCATTATTAATTTGCGCTTGTCAGAGGATGCGGAATAGAATTGAGTTGAGTATATTCCAAACAGAAAGAAGGTGATTATAAGGCAGATCAAAAATGTTTGTGCCGCTATTATTTCCATTATTTTTTATTCCCTCGGTCACTAAGTTTTATATATAAACCGTTTTGATCTTCTCTAATCCATCTATCAGGTAAATTTTGTTTTTTGAGATATTTCTTTAATTCTTTTCGTGTGCCTCGGATTATTTTTCTCATTTCAATAAATCCATATTTTCAAAGTCATTAGAATTAACCTTGATACATTGCTTCACCGTCAAAGCTTCCCACGATGGGGCTCCTCACCCCATCCTGGAGAGGGATTTGAACCCTCTTCATGTATCAAAGTATTCTTACATCCGGTTGAGGTTTTCGTGCATGAGTATAAACGGCATAACGTTTAGCATCCATTAAATGATCATCAAATTTTTCAGGTTCATCTAAAATCTCACCGTTTTTATTTTCGCGCCATCTATAAGATTGACGTTCTTTATTCAAATCTTCATTGTCTGTTTTCGTATAAAATAAAGAACTTTTACCAAAATCAATACCATCTTTTACATTTTTCTCTGCCGGCTGAATATTATAACCGGCGCGGGATATTTCCTCAATCCTGGCAGGCTCCGCCGAATCTGCATAAATAATGGCATTCTTATCTATTTTCTGGCTTTCAAGTTCTCTTATTAAATCATTATTTGTCATTTTGGATTTATACAGCCTTTGGGTTAGATAGTATTCCTGGTCTCTTATGCCGATTTCAAGCAATGCATTGGGATTATTGAATCCAAAATCAAGGCCATAAATCGTTTCGTGCATTTCTGGATACTTATCGAGAAATTCATAGGGAGCATAAATAATATTCTGCAATACTCCCCATTCACCTTCGAGATAAACTTTGCGGAGCCCAGGATCACGGATTGCTCGCAAAACTTCAATGTTTTTTTCATCAATGAAAACATTATCTTGATAAGTCGATTTAAATACATAAGCATCTTTTTTCGGATTGAGAAAAAAAAATCATTCAACCAATGATGCTCATTTATAGGATTGAAAGATAACAACATTTGATAATTTGAGTTTGACAGGCCTCTCATAAGCAAGTCAATATCGAGAAAATCCTTGTAATTTAAGTCGGTTGTTTCTTCTGCCCATACTTTTGTTATACCCTCAGTCGATTTTGTTTTTTCTGGATCATCTAAGCCCAGCGCAAAGGTTTCTGATCCTGTAACATGACAGGTGATTTTCATTTCAGTGCTATTGAATTTGAAATAAGGAGAAAGATCATACTGAAATATTAAATCCCTTAGTAATTGATATTGTGATTTCCTGATAGTTCTTAACACTTTTTTACAAAGTAAGACTCTTTCTTTAACCTTTTGATTTAACATCCATAATAAAACTTGCTGTGCATTGTAATACGACTTCCCGGAGCCACGCCCACCTACTAAAACGATATATCGTTTAGTAACATTTAATAAATGTTGAAAATTGGGATTAATCGGAATTTTGATTTGCATTTATTGAAAACTCTTTTTCTTCCATTTCTTCCATTTCTTCTATTTCAGGTGTAACAATTTGGATTGTGATATTTCCATCCAAGAAGTGTTCTTGTTTTAATGGCGTATCTAAACCCAAATATCTTGCCCGCCGTTCCATAATTTTGAGCGCTCTATCGATTGCTCCTAAATGGCCTTTGGCTATTTGCCCCCATATTGAAGTCAATATATTATCCAAACGTTCAAGCTCTAACTTGCGAACCTCTTTGGCTGGAGCTTCTGTGATACGGTCTAAGGCCGCTTTCACAGCTTTCTCCGCACCACACGCATTTTTATATCCCACCAAATCAGCTATTTTTTGAAATGTTACCCCGCCTTTACGATATTCAAGAGCCTTACCTTGTTTCTCTCTTGCCTTAATTCTTCGTTCTGAAGTTTGATTTTCGCCTTGTCCAGCCATTTTATAAATGCCATACTTATATTTGTTTAGCTTCTTTTCCTGTAAAATCTTCCCATCTTTGAATTATAACATCGCAATAATGTGGTTCAATTTCCATGCCGTAGCAGATGCGTATTGTTTTTTCGGCGGCGATTAGTGTGGAGCCGGAACCGAGAAAAAAATCAAAAACAATACTATCCTTAAAAGAAGACAGTTTAATTTCATTACAAATCAAGTCGACTGGCTTCATGGTTGGATGATCGAAAAAAGATTCTCTATCATATTCTAAACATTTTGAATAATTAACATTACTTAATCCGTTGTTCCATATAGCTGATTTTCTAAACAAAAGTAGGTACTCAATATCTGGACGGTGTTGGCCACCAAGTGGAATTGCATTGGGTTTTTTCCAAAAAAGAATATTAAAGGCATACCCTTTTTTGATTGACCAGTTTAAGTAATCCGGCACTAAGTCTTTGTTACAAAATATGTAAGCATTAAATTGTTTATTTTTAAATACCATGTTTATTATTTCTAAAAACTTGATAGGATCAAAGTCACAAAGATGTTTTATTGATTCCCCAAGTTTAGCAGCCGCTTTTCCTATGGGCTGGTTTGAACCACCCTCAGCATCCATTCTATACGGCGGGTCAGTAAAAACCATGTCCGCTTTATTGCCTTCCATCAACCTGTCCACCGCATCCGCATCCGTGGCATCTCCACACAACACCCGATGCCGTCCCAATTCCCACAAATCACCAGTCTTGCACTTTGTTTCAACATCTTCGGGTATATCATCGGGATCGGTTAAACCTTCAAATGGTTGTTCAATCGAAGCCATTATCTCATCAATATCTTCTTTTGAGAATCCTATCTTTTCCCAATCCACAATAACATCAAGTGAATTCATAGTTTCCGCATCCCAATCAAGACCTATTTGTGAACTTCGATTATCTACAATTGAAAGCTCCCTACCCTCTTTCGATTCGATTGATAAATCATTTCGTTGATGAATGATAATTTCTTTACCATCGGTATTTACTACTTTAACCGGAAGGTTTAATTCTTTGGCCTTTTCAAGAGTCTTATTGCCGGCAATCACATTACCATCTTTGTCGACCAGAATACTTCGACCAAAACCATAACTTTCGATTGAACTTTTTAATAGTTTACGGCCTTCGTCAGTGCCTTTATTCGCATTTAGTTTGTCAAGCTTTAAATCATCGATACTATAAATCTTTTTCAACTTGTCCTCTTATCTCACCACTGGGATTCGCAATACTATGAACATTCACATAAACATTTCCAGCATTAATAGATTCAATAAGTTCTTTTATGTCAGTTCCGCATTCCTCACTTAAAAAAAAGTTATCAGATGTTATATTTGCTTTTACAGTCACACTTCCATCAAATCCACCCGGTATTACTCCGGCAAGAAAGGCAATTATATCGCCGTTCTCACCGACTGCACCACAATGAATGTGAGCGCCGACACTGCCTAAAATATCAATACCGTCTTTTATTTGTAACTCAAATCTGATTGCTGTTGAATCAGAATTGATCTTGAACTTGGCGGTTCCGGTTGTGTTAGTGGTAACCGGTGGAACTTCATTTTCTCCTGACAATTCAGCGGTATAATCCCATTTATGGGGTATTTCAACACAAGCAGCCAGAAAGATGAGAATTACAAAAGATACTCCGATAATAATTAAAGCGATTTTAGATTTTTTGTCTATCATTGTAATCCTTTCTATACATCACCTTTGAGATGGAAAAAAATTTTCATTTTGTTATTATATATCTATATTTAAACCAAGTCAACGGATTATACCAACGGAAATCAAGTATCTTTTTATCCTCTTTCGGATATATTACCTTTACTGCTTTCATCCAATCTTGCAGTGCTTTTTCAGTATATTGAACCGCTCCTATATATTTTAAATATTCGCCAGCCATTGTGTGTATTGTTTTTACGAATTGCTGATTTATATTAGGAATTTCTTTTAAATCTTTCAAATCTTTCTCCTTTTTAATTTTTTCTATTATACATAATTTTCAATGCTTCTTTCCAATCCCTCCACCCTCTAGGCGTTAAACACTCAAACTCCACTAAACGTTCAGCCACAAAAAACCGGTTGATAAACATCCTCGGCGTGTTCTGATCCACTGTAACCGGAATTATCCGTTGATCGTAAAACGAATAAAAGTTACTTTCCCACATATCCGGGCGATCATCTATAAATTTTTGGCATGAATCTTCCCATGATACAGAGATGTTATTTGTAACTAATGCCAATTGTTTAACTGCTTCGAAATAAAAAAATCCGTCTTGCCCGGCTAAAGGCAAGACGGAGGTTAAAATAGATAGTCCCATTAAAAGGAGGGAGGATGTTAGAGGCAGTTTTGACATAACGATTTAAAATAAATTGAAAATTACAACAATTCAAGGATTTTCCATTATTATATCATCGCCGAGAACATCGGGGGATATCCCCGGCGACTTGATCGGAGGTCTTTCAATTAACTCTAATAGCTAAACCAGCTATTAAAAATGGATTCCTACCATCGAAAGTTATCGCTGCTATTTTCACATAAGCCAAACCGGGGTTAATCCAGATCCTAAAGCCCGCCAAGAAATTGATAAATGAATTAAAACCGTTCATTTCCAGTATGGCGTATGATGGATTGAATATTAAATGAATCCGAGGATTGAACATCCAAAGGAATTGCACTCCTAAAGAGGTATAAGCTGAACTATCAGCGCCCGCAGCCGGGTTGAATCCAACCTCCCAGGTTGCGCCAGCCAGAATATTTTCAGAAATCCAGTAATCAAGATTTAACTGAACAGAATTATAATCCGGGGCGAGATTGAAAGTCGAGTCTGCCTGATCAAATGTTTTCCCCGTAATAAACCCGGCATTCAATTCTAAATTTGCCCAGACTTTACGCGGTGCTTGTGGAAATACAAGCATAGATAAACAAATTAAACACAAAAAAATACTTATTATAAATTTTCTCATATCAAATCCTTTCTATTTATTTTGCGTGAACCTATTTAAAGTTTTCCCATTTGTCAAGTATGTTAATATATAGTTAAGAAGTTTAAAATTTTTGTTATATTTTTTTATACTTGCGTTTTTCTGGTTCATCTTTCAAAATTTTAATCGCTTCATTCTCTAAACTTTTTAAAGTTTTGTGGTGTAATTTTTGGTTGTATTTATATAGAGTTGAATCTATAATAAGAACATAAACTTTTCCTTTAAGGTTGTTATCAATCCTTGCTTTGATTGTATGTCTTTTATATACTGCAATTGCGCCAAGCGGCCCGTGATGCCATTCCAGTTTCATTTTCATTTTACCCCCCCCCCCCCCGAATAAAAAAGCGGTTCTTATGTTTTTCCACCATGCGACGCCAAATTTTTGCATCTGCTTCCCTTTGACTTTGACAATTTCCACAAAGCCTTGCTTCGGAAAGTTTATCACATTCCTGACAGCGTATTTTTTCTTTTTTCGTATTTTGATTTTTAAACATAATTATTTCTCTTTTAAGTTTGTTTTTGAATTTGAGTAACCATTTTTATAATCTGGTTACTCGTTTTTTTAATTACATCCAATAGTTCTTTATTGCTTGCGCCGGAATCGTCTCCATTTTCATTACGCCATAATTGAAATGAATGTGTATTTATTACCGAAACCAGCCTATCTAATTTCTGGATGTCTGTTATCATTTCTTGTTCCTTATCAGTTAAATCGTCAAAACTTATTTGTTAACTTTCAACATTTTTGCCTCGGTTCTCTTTAAGCGTAAACAAATAATTGATCGAAATATCCGGGGTATTTTGTGTTTGCCTTTTTAATAGCATCCATTAAAGAATTTGCTTTCACATAACCAAGAGTTTCTCGGTAACTATTGGCCGCCTTGTAAACCACTTCGTAAAATTTCATCTTTCTTTCTCCTTTTGTTTGTTTTTAAACTCACTACCAGTATATAACCTTATAACATTAATGTCAATACATTTAATAGATAAATAATGTTTAATACCAATCACAAGTTTTTATCTTTGTTAACATCCATTAAATATTTCCTTACATCGCCATTGCGCCGCCAACGGTTTATATTTTCTTCCAGTCGTTTAATTTCTAAACCACAAAATTCAATAACCTCAATTAATTCTTCTTTTGTTAATTCTGTTAATGGCCGTCCCTGCCAAAATATGACATTATTTATTTTCGCCATTGTCGATCTCCTTTTTTAGTTCAAAATACTATTTATTTTTGTTCATTAAAAAATGAGCGTTTTTAGTTCAAAATGAGCGTTTTGTCAAAAATTACCTTTATTACCTTTTTCGTGAAATCCAGGTTAACATTCCATTCGTTTTCTCGCGAAGCTACTAATAGGGGAAAAAGGTAATAAGGTAATTAAGGTAATTTTTCAAAATCAGCCGTAAGGGTGTATTTTATATTCACTTAGCAACGAAATCCCATTTACGGTCATAACGTTATCATTCATGCGATTTACAAAAAACCCACGTTCTTCAAGTTGCTTTTTAAAGGTGGATCTGCCCATTGGGCGTGAATCCCACCGCTTATAGGTCTCAAAAACTTCTTTAAATTTTTCACTTTTTTCGTCTGAAACATCGCAACATTCTTCCAAAAAGAAGCGGATTTTATCCATTTCGTTACGATATTTCATCGACTCCGCTTTCACTATTTCGGGTGGATATAATCCGCCTTTTTCTCTCCATTCATTGAATCCTTCGATAGCCCAATTCAGGATGCCAGGCAGCTCTTTTTTCATCTTTTGTGCTAGATTTACATCACGTTTTTCTTCCTCGATATATTGGGTAAACGGGATAACCATTAAACGCCGCCACATACCCTCATCATTGTTTTTTATAATTGGCTTATGGTTGCCATAAATCCAAAGTTTATGGGTAGGCTTAAACTCAAAATATTCTCCCCTCATAAACCTGGCGGCCACTATGTCGCCACCGGTAAGGTCTTTTATAGTCGCCTCAGCGAATCGACGGCCTTGATCCAGTTCAGATGCTACCACAAAACGCTTGCCGGCGAGTCTGGCAATATCATTTGGTATACCTCCGCCATTTTGTTTTTGTAGAAGCATATCGGCTGGTGCTTTTTGAAAATAATCTCCCATTAATGGCACTAGTACATCAAAAAAAGTTGACTTTCCATTTTTGCCGGTTCCGAAACAAAAGAACAGACATTGCGCGGTTACATCAGCGGATAAGCTTAAGCCGACACATCTTTTTACATATCCGATTAAATCCAAATCGGCATCAAAGATGTCCATCAAAAAGCTTATCCATAGGGGGCATTCCTTTGATTCATCATAATTAATATCGATTATTTTAGTGATATTATCTTTTTGTCGATGCTCTCCAAATCCGTTCATTAAATCCAAAGTACCGTTTTTCAGGTTGAGGAAATACGACTTTTGATCAAATTGATTTGTCTTGATAGATATTTCTTGAATAGATTTGCAATGTTCCAATACATCCCTATAATTTTTATATCTAAGGGAAGAATGTATGAACTGGGTCAGTTTTTTTTTAGCTGCGTCACCTTCAACCTTTACAACTTCGTGGAACATATCATTAATAACTTCACGCATTATTGCTTCGATTTTCCTTGTATCATCTTCCTTCCATCTTTTCGTGTTCCAGATGTGCCATTTATTCGATGTATGGTTAAACCGAACCTTGTCTTTATATTGATCAACGAATCGTTGAGCGTTACCAGATTCAGACTGTGGGTAATCAGTTTTTTTATACTTCTCACGATTGTTAAAATCTATGGCATTTTGAACTTGTTTTTGTATTTCTTCAGTAGTTTTCGGTGTCGTTTCAATATCGCGTTGAGCCAGTTCATTATCTAATTGTGTGCAAAATGAAAGCGTAAGATTCAAAATATCATGTTGTTTAAACTTATAACCTGCAAGAGTACAAGCAAGTTTGTATATTGCAACGTGACGCTGTGTAGCCCTACCTTGTGAATGGTTGTCGACACATTCAAGAATATACAGCTTTATACTCTTATCGATTTTGGATTTGTATTTTTCCAATCGTTTTAAATCGTTGATTTCAGAATCTAAAGGTTTATTATTAGTTGATTTAGGATGGGTATTATCGTTTGTAAACAACTTCTCACACATACGGTCGAGAATTTTTTGTGCCGGGTTTAATTCACTTTCTGATTCTGGTAACTTCCAACCGGTCATCGTAAAAAATCTTCCTTCTGAATAAGCTTCTATTCCTCCCGTTTCATAAACTATTTTATGGCCTTTGCCCCCTGGCATTTCACCTTTAATGAAAATTTTAACCCCCGTTTTTGATGGGGATATCTCAGAATAAGAAGAATAAAGGTCGATGATTTTTTGCGCCCATGTTTCTATTTCTTCCGTTTCAGGGTTACGGCAATCATCTAAATCGATTCCGCAAAAATCATCAAACGAAAAAAAGACAAATCCAATTCCATCGAATCCGCCTTTATGATATTCCCTTAAAGTTTTATCGTAAGTATCCCATGTTTGGGCTTTGTTGGAGGCTGCTTTTCTTCCGGTTATTTGATAGGGGATTTTAGTTTTTTTTTCGTTACGTTCTTCTGTTTTCCATAATACCCATTGAGGGCGAGCTTTTAATTCATCCGGGATATTGTGAAAATCATACATCCTTTACCTCCGCATTAGTTACACAATTATCTAAACGTTCAGCCATCTCATTTAACAGATCAATCGCCCATTCAACGGTTGACAATTCCGAGGTCTCATTTGTATATCGTTCTAAAAATTCCCTCAAATAAACTAAATGCCCGTCCACTAAACTTTCATTTAGGGATTGATATTTCATAATAAATACCTATATATATTTGGGGATAAAAAAAAGCCGACCAAATCACCTTATAGATAACAGAAGATTCAGCCGACCTTAAATCGGTTTAATTAACTATAAGGTATTGACAATATAACACATTAAATATTTAACTCAAATGTTCTTTTTAAAAGTAGTCACCGGTCAACATAGGTCAACCGGTGACCTTATCTGTATACGGGTGGCAACCGGCGTTTCAGGCTAAACGCTGCCCTAACTCTTGAGCTGCTCGTTGAACTCTATCGACTGTTAGCGCCGCTATACACGATTACTCTGTGCATAGTTACCATTCGGTTTTGTGCCACCCTCTTGGGGGGTTTGGGCAGTAGGTCGGGATCGAACCGACAGATTTTTTAGTTAGTTTTTTGTTTTGCACAGTTTCGGTGCAAAGAGGCTCGTCTTAACCGTCTACAGTTTTTTGATGTGACTAACGCGCCGCCTCAAAGGCTAACCGTCTGCTTTTTTGTAGGTCACAGCGCGGCAATACCATTCTGCCACTACTGCCGTATTTCAAAGAACACATTAAATCCTTATTTTACTTTACTCCTCTTGGCTGCGGGTTAATACTAAGTTATTTTGTCGGAAACTTGGTTATCCCAGAAATATTTAACTCACCTCGTTGTATCCCACTCATAATAATCTCGGAATTCCACCAAGAAGGATAACCATTAAACGCTTTCTTCACTTTATCACAGTTTAAATCCCATTCCTGGTTGTTACTACTGGATTGCATTAATTCTATTGCTTGTTTTTTTGTCATTTTTTACTCCTCTTAGATGCGGATTAATACTATGTTAGGGTGTTGGTTGCTTGGTATAGAAATGTTTTCTATACAGTTTATCCAAAGTTGGATTGTTACCCACAATTTTTATTCTATTTCCGCAGAATTTGCACAGCCCCCGTGGGTTGTTTTCATCCTGTATCATGGGGATGAATAAATAGCTTTTATTGCCGTCAACTATGCCAACGCCAATATCTTTTACTTTGCAAGGGCAATATATTTCAAAACGTGCCATTTTATCTCCTTTTTATTTAGTCTGTAAATCTTTACGATCCTTCTCAAACTTCCAGATGATGTCGCATATATCATAACCATCAGCGATATCTCCATCTTCTAATTTCCCGTAAGTTTTCTTATACCATTCACGGATAGTTTTCATACCGATCTTTTCGCGATTCATTTTTACTGTTTCTTTTCGTTGTTTATTACTCATTTAATAAATCCCATCCTTTAAAATGGTTGTTCCAATTCCGCTACAATTTTATCATAATCTTTAACAAGTATATCTTTGGGGGATTCATATTTATGGATTAAGACGAGGTTGTTTAATTGTTTCTCTGTGTAGTTGTTCTTTTCTGCAATAGTCATTAATTCTTCCAATTGCGCTTCCGTGATCTTCTTTTCAGTTATTTTTGACTTATCTTTCTCCCCCAATTTTACATAAAACTTTGTTAAAAAATCAATCCATCCTTGAGTTTCAGGATGATTTTTGTTCTTTGGTTGAAGGAGTTTTTCTATACTTTTTCTTTTATTCTCCTCAATTTGATTAAACCATTCTTTATTTTCAACTAACTTTTTCAGGATTAGTGTTAAAGATTTATCATCTTCCTGTTTCCCATTTGAAGATGATTTTTTACCTGGTTTTTTATCTTTCCTTCCTCTGATGTGTTTAGTTAAATCCCAAATCCGTTCACCTTGATCATCAACCGGATAAGGGCGATTTGAATCATTCTTTGCACTGCTTGCCGCGATCCAAACCGGTTCCATATCGTAACAAAAACGACCAATCCCAAATTTCACACCAGCTCGTTTTAGGGCGTCGGATTCTTCGCCTTTCTCTTTTTCGGTTTGGGATTCGGTTCCACATCCCATCTTCGATATCCATTCGCCATTAATTTTAAGTGAAAGTTTACAATAAAGATTATTATGAATTTCGAGATATTCATCTTGCCAGTTTTGAATCCCAACAACTTCATCAAGAACATTCATAACATCCCTGGCGTCGATATAGGGAACGCAAATAGCTATGGGCTTACTACGTGATACTGATTGAACTTTCCATTGTACCGGTACTTCCTGTTTTAAATCTTCCAGGTTTACTTTTTTATCAGACATTTTTTTCTCCTTTAAGTAGGTTCTATTTCGCTGTGATATTCATTTGGATTCATAACTTCTGAAATTTTAAGAAGTCTAAACTTTTCCTCCTTTTTTTTGATTTTTATCTTAATTTTCAATGGCGGTTTAATTTGCAACATCAAATCGAAATAATCGATTGACACTTGCGGGAATTGAACTGGCATATTACATTACTCCTGTGTGATTAGTGGTAATTGAATCCCTAATTTATGAGATTAGGGATTCTTTATTTAATAGTGTTTTAATTCTTCAGCGTAATCCATTAAAACATCCGGTATACGTTTGGCATCATCCGCCCGCGATGTCCATTTCTCCATGTCACGTGCAATTATTTTTATCAATTTAGAAATTTCTAAATGGGCATTTAATAAATGCAATTTTTCTACTTCATCAATTATATCTAACATTTAATGCCATCCTCTCAAAGTTTCTCGATCTAACTCCCGTTGATCTATTTTCCCAAAATTACTACCAAATATTCCCGGTGATTCGGGCGCAATGCCATTCTCCAGGTCTTCGATATGTAAATCATAATGATAAATTCTTTCCAAGTTCCCATATTTAAAACCAGACTCCTTGTATGGTTTTTGTAATCCAACTTTTACGTTAAGACGTTTTTGTAAATCAAAAAGGATTTTTTGGGGATCAGTTTTTTGGTTCATTTCTTTCTCCTTTTAATAAAACTTTTATACCAAGTGTTTTTGCGGATAAGATCAAAGCAGATACATAAGCCGTATACGTAATGTCGATAACGCTGTTTTTATTAAGCCTTTCCAATTCGTTCCAGGCCTGTTCTGTGATTCTTATCTGTTTTGTTTTCATTTTATTTCCTTTCGTTTTTTAAAACTCAATTAAAACCCGAAATGTTTTGCTGCGCTTACAATTTTAACAGAATAGTTAATTCTATCACCTAGGGATTCTTTACTGTCAAAATATTCATAAGCCTCGCTATATGTTCCAAAATATTTATCCATTATAAAATTATTAAAACGCGAAACTAATAACCATGTAATACCGCTCATTTTATTTCTCCTCTTGTTTGTTTTTAAACTCACTACAATATAATACCCGTGTTGACATTTGTCAACAACTAAATAAAAAAAGTATTGCGATTGTCGTATTACTTGTATATCATGTATAAAAAAGGAATTATGAAAAAGAAATTTATAAAACAAACCGTATCGTTTCGACTAAATCCGGGATTGAAAAATCAGATGGATAAACTTATCCTCGATATTAAAGATGATTATCCAAGTCGCAGCTCCTTTATAGAACGGGCTATAATTGAGAAAATGGCGGAAATTGTTTCTTATAAAAAATTACAAAAACGTAAGGAATTGAAAAAATATGATAAGTCTACCTGAAATAAACAGTTTACCATCTTTTGATGAAACCGATTTAAAAAACCGTTTCGCAGTAGATGAAGATACACAACTGATTTGGCGTATTATTGCTGCTTTCGAGGGTAAAGATATTTCCAAAGTATTATATAATTATGGGCTAAAAGTTTTAGAAAATAAAAATATTGTCTTGACGTTTGACGAACCAACAAAAGAAAATATTCTGAGAGGAGAAAAATGAAAACCATTAAAGGAATTTGGGAAACCCGACAAGTTTTTATTGATGGGAAAGAACTATTGCCTTTAAAACCGCAAGATATTGATTACCCTTCCTCAGGTGGTTATATGTGGGGATATAATGGATCTGCCCCAGCACGACTCGCACTTGCAATTTTGTCGGAATTTATAGCGGATTATTCCGTTGCTCTTGATTTACATCAGACATTTAAAGTTGATATTATTTCACAGCTGAAGCAAAAGGAAGATTTTGAAATTAGTTTTAATAAAATTCAAAGATGGATAGATAAACAATAAATGACATTAAACCAATGGATTAATGAAAATTACCCAACCGCAGATAATAGACTTAAATCAATACTACAATACATCTGGGAAGAAAGCCGTAAAGAACTAATAAAAGAGCAATGGGAACTAAAAAGTCTTAACACTAAAAATGGTATGCAAAATAGTAAAAAAATAAGTGGCAGACCACCCATTTCAAATAGAAAAAAAGTACAAGCAAAAGTCTTTTACAAAAACAATAAAAATTGGAAAGAAATATGCCAACGTTTAAATATTGGAAGAAGTTCTTTCTATAAAATAGTTAAAGGAGAACTATAATGGAAACAGCAATAGCTGATAAGTTGGGTATAAATAGTATTTTTGAGGATGCACCTTTTTAATGAAAAATTCATTCCAACATTTATTAAAGCGGCCACTGGTCTGGATATACCTGGCCGCAACAGCAATCGGAAATACTTCATTTCTTTATAGCGTATTCGGGATTTTTATGGTTTCCGGTTTCGCCGTTATTGCCGGAGGGGTTGTTGGCGTAGTTATCGGCATTGGCTTATTGGCTTTACATCATGCTATTTCTAAAAACCTGGTTTTATCAAGAATGGGTATTTCTTTTTCCTGGATAGGCACAGTTTTGATAATGGGTTTATCTATGGTCGGATGGTTTTTAATATTCCATCACGTCACTTTTGGCATGGCAAATATTCAATACCGAAAAGAAATTTTAATACAAACAGAATTTAAAAGAATTGAAGCCGGTAATGAAAGATTCATGGATTCACTTAGAGTAACATATCAAAACGCTTATAAAGAATCCATCAAAAATTATCATCCACAAACAGCAGAGAAAGCAGATAACGCAATACAGAAATTAGCAAGCAAGAAAATGTTCATTGATAAACAAACAGTAAACAATAAATTGAATCTAATATTTGAAGGAAATAGTTTCAGCAATATTTTACTATCATACATTGCAAGGTTTAGAAAAACATCAGGAGATAGAGCAGCAGAAATTTTATTATGGATATTCGCAATATTAATTTCCGGGGGAATAGATGTTTGCGGATTCGCTTTCAATCGAGTAACGAAAGATGTTGAAGATAATATGATAGAAGACGTGAAAGATGATGAAATTAATTTATTTGATGATGCGACAGAAATAGAAGAATTTGAAGATGAATATTATATTAATAATAATGATGAAAATACTTCCGAAAATGTCACACCAAAAACTAAAAAAAATCCTATAACTGTCACAAATGAAAAAGCAAAAATGTCACCTAAAAAACAAGAAATCCAGAATAGAAGAAAACAAGTAGGAAAGTTAATCCAGGATAAAAAACTTACTCAAGTAGAAATTGGAAAAAAACTGAAGGTAGATCGTAGAACGATAATAAGAGACCTGGCAAAAATGAATGGAGAATTAGATGATACATAAAATCAAATGCGAAAAATGCGAACTGGAGTATGATTATCAATTGGATACTGATATAGTATTTAATACTGAATGTATTCGTTGTGCATTTTGCAATCACAAAATATTAACTACCTGGCGAAATGAAATGTGCTGGAAATATGGCAAAGAAGGAAATATTTTTTGTGATGGTGGATTAAATTGTGATGAACTATATCCAGGACTATATATACACTATTGTGGTACACATGGAAATCCAGAAGATAGTTCAACATAAAACATAAATCCGAGAATGAATGGGGAATTAGATGAAACCTGATTTGATTGTAATGGAAGATTTACAAAAACGAATGACCGCATACTTGCAATTTTTAGAATCAAATGACAAAGAATCCGGCACTTATTACTCATTTAATTTCTTTGTCGGAAGCGAAATAGAGTTAATTAGATATAATGAATATTCAGATACAGAGGAAGGAATAAAGGTGTTTGATTCTATATCCGAATTGTTGAACTACATAAAGAAACAAAATTAATGGATTTCTCAGGCATAGCAAAAGTAATCAGAACTATAATAATATGGACACTATTGGTTTTATTTTTAGGCTCGATCCTGGATATAAGCTTTGAGGAGTGGGTAAAATTTACCCTACCCAAACCGTCTGTGAAAATCGAAGAAACTGTTTCACGTGACACACTAAATACAAAAGAAGTTTACTGGATCAACGGCGTTTACATGACAAAGGCAGAATTTGAAAATCGAAAGAATAAAAAGAAATCCACACGGAGAGGCAAAGGATTAAAACTTACCGGTTCCGGGCACACTCGGAGCACTACAAAAGGTGATATTAATTATGGGAATGGGAGGTAAAAAATAAACACAATACACGAAAAGTTATTAGATGATGAAAAATGTAATATAATGTCTGATTTTGATCTCCGAGATGGTATATACATTCATATATGCGATTCTAATCAATGGGTTACAGAACAAATAACAGACAAAGCGGCACTAATAAGTCTAACAAACAATACTTTTTCTGGATGGGCTCCTAAAAGTGTATTGGGGTTTTCTCCCTCTGGCGACTTGTATTTTAAATCGTGGTTTTATGAAAAAACTTTTTAGGAGATTTTATGAAAAACAAACAGAAATCCAAAGGATTTATTTATGATTGTATTCTTTTTAATGGTAATGAGGATGAATGTTTTATCGGTATAATATTTTGGATATTCCTTGTTGGCACATTGATATTAGGTGCAGGTTTTTAATATTAACAGACATGAAAAAACTTTTTAGAAATTTCTTTAGAATTTTGTATATCGTTTTGGCATTGTCATTACCGATTTGGGTGCATATCCATTACAACTTTATGGTTATACCTGATCCCAATGAGGTTTTGGGTTATGGAACCTTTTTCAAAATATTTTCATCTCTATGGATGGTTGCATTATTGGGTTATGGTCTATATAAAAAACTGCTCAAATTTGAGGGATTCAAAAAAAATAACTTTATAGAACTTTTTCATACCGCTTGCAAGGAGTTAAAGTTTTTTAAATTCAATCCCAACAATGAAGATGATATTTTATTTCCTGTTTCCGTAAAGGGCAATACTGCTATCATAACAACAAAAGGCCAAACCGAAGCATTGCTGAGCAAGATACAAGACTTTAGCGATGCAACCGGATTGATGTTTTATAGAGTAGGTAGGGCATATCACCCAGATATAGGTCAATTGCCTGGAGTTGTGAAAGTTAATTTCACCGATAAAGGATTGACTACAAATGTAAAGTTTTCAGAAATCCCTTCCACGTCATATTGGGATATAATTATAGGAAAAACGGTTGATGGATGGATGAGAAAGAATATTAACGATTTAAGATATACCCTTGCGTTTGGCGAGCAAGGATCAGGTAAAACATCCGGTTCAGAATCTATGATGCTCCAAATACATGAAAAAAAATTGCCTTTGATTCTGATGGATTTCAAAAACAATGAACGTTACGGACAGCTTGACAAAATTGGGAATATCATTACAACCGGTGATAAATGGGAAGCATATCATATCTTAAAAGTACTTGATGAAATATCCGCATTCAGGAGTTTTTATATAAAAAAACAAGGTGTTCAACATTATTATGATTGTAAATCGGTTAATATTAAAAATGAAATAGTTCATTTAAACTATCCAATCATTCTTTTTATTGATGAATTATATCTTGCACTTGAAGAAAAAAAGGGTGCATCTGCCGCACTTCTAAAAGGATTTACCCGACTGGCTACGCAAAAACGATCACAAGGAATCTTTGCCAATTTTATTACTCAATATCCAGACAAGCAAACCTTAGAGGGAGGTTTTAGGCCTAACATTTCAGCATATTTCGGCTATCGTTCAGAGGATGCGGTAATGAATATGATTTTCAATAAGTATAAAGACTTGAAAATTGATGAGAAGGCTAAAGGAAGAATGTTTACCGATGCGGATGGCGCGTTAGAACAAGTTCAATCACCATATTTGAAAAAAGGCGAGTTAAATCAAAGAATGAAAGCGTTAAATTACAACGATTCAAAACTAATTCGTTATTTGAAGTGGTATGTTGCTAAAAAACAAGCTGAAAGTAAGAAGAATCATAAACCGGTTAAGATGCTGGCTATATGAAAATGAGGATTTTATAAATGGATGAAGCCTTGAAATATGCGAATAAATACAAAGATAAGTGGCAAAACAAATCCACTTTTTATTGGGTTATGAGACTTTTACAAGAGGTTATAGAGTTGATAGGCGCACTTATTGGAATACATAAAGACGACCCTAAACATGAACTAAACCAAATTGCCAGTATAGCAATTAATTTTCGAAACCGGTTAAAATGTTAGCTATATGAAAATCCAAGATTTATTTCACATTGAAAAAGCTGTTTTTCAAAAAATAAAAACGATTAATTTGTATACCGTTAATAATGAATCACCAAATTTATTTGCTGGATTAATAATATATATGCCTTCAAAAAAAACATGGTTATTTGAACCCAATTCGATGGCTATCTTTTATCCTGATAGCTTAATACAAATCTGTGAATTTATAAAAAGTTTGAGTGATGAACAAATATAAATATCCCAAAACAACATTTATGGAATTTTGGCAACAATATCCACGTAAACCAAAATCTAATGAAAAAAAGAAAGCATATTTATTATGGGTAAAATTACATAGTTATGATCGTGGCGATATATACCGAATATTACCACAACAAATAGATGAAAAATATGATTTCCCATATCCTACTACTTATTTGAGAAGAAAACGATGGAAAGATTTTAATGAACACAAATCATGGATTATAACAGAAAGACTTGATGATGAACAAATTTCGAGAAGTTAATATAATCATATTTTTTATTCTTTCGATTTTGATTTATGATGCATGTCAAGAGCAGGCAATAGTTTCATATCCTCCAATCATAATAGAATTGACACAATCAGGAAGGGTTGAAAGTTGGAGTTTTCGATTTGTAAAAGTAGATACTTCAATCAACGATCTTGTAACAGTCAATAAGGGTTTCAATATTGAATTTACTCAGCAAGATACATTAGTAATACCCGACTCGACCGAACTGTTTTTTGTTGCCGGCATCGATACAATCGAGGAAGTTATTTTCCCGGATTCTTCCTTTTATTTGAATGATACCACCGTTGTAATTGTATACCAAAATCCCGATTTAACATCAGGAACATGGTATGTAACAGCATCGACCAAGTTTAAAGATCATTCTATTCGATCGTTTTGGTCTAAACCGGTTTATTTTAAATTTGACGTAATTACAGGGATTTGAATAATGAAAAAAAGAAATGATGAAACAATAATTACGATACTGGATGCTCCCGAAAATAACCAATTAATTTACGAAATGAGATTGCATGAAATAAAAATTTTTCAGGATGTTCGTATATTGCGAGTTGCTGGAGGTTGGATTTATCGTATCCCAAAGGGTAATGATGTATTTGTTCCGATCAATGATGAACTTAAGGAATAACTAATGAAATTCATTAGAAAAAAGCGTAAATTCACAATCAATAAAAAGCGTATTCTAAAATCAGAAAAAATCGGTAAAGGAATAGGGTATGTTTACCTTTTGTCAAATCCGGCATTTCATTTAAACGATTCAACTCCGATTTATAAACTCGGGCATACCTTGAGGCTGCCAAAAGACCGGGCTTGGGAATTATTTGAGGAAATCACCGGTGTTCCTACTAAATTTAAGGTTGAATATTCTTTTAAAGTTCCCCCTAAATTCGCTGAAAAAATAGAAAACCTTGCACATAAAAAACTTAAAGTCTATAGGGTAAATAAATACCGGGAATTTTTTGCTTGTCATATTTCTATTTGCCTTCAAGCAATAGAAGAATCGAAAGCGGAGTTAATGATTAAGAAAAAAAAGAGGTTTAAATTAATATGAAGATAAGTAAAGAATGGACAGATAAAGAAAGATTTCATATCGCATTAAAAATCGCCAAGGAAATGAATCAGAACTATATTTGTTCAGGAAATCAAGTATTGGATTGGTCAGAAAGACTTTTTTTCGTGCTCACTAGTGGTTCATATTTCTTAGAAAATAATAGAAATAGTATAATAAATGGCCAAATTAAAAAAAATATCCAATAGAGATTATTATGAATGGCTTTATTGACATTATTTTATTCGGCTATAGAATAGGGGGTATAAATAAAAAAGAGAATTCAATAATTCATTCCCTGCCGGAAAAATATACTACAATAATATCCGGTAAACGTTTTGAAATTCAAGAACTAAAATATAACTTAGTTGAAACAGAAAATGACACGTTTTACGAATTGGATTTTGAGGATTTATTAATACGGTTTAAAAATGGAAGGAAATAGTATGAAGCAATATTTTTCTAAAATAATTATATTTGTTGTTGGAATAATATTAGGCATGTTAATGTCAATAGTAATATTTAAGCCGGAGGATAAAATACGTCATTATCTCGTTCCAATGATTTCACCTGATTCAAGCGGGGAATGGAATACGTCAGCACTTCAAAAAGCAATTGATATTGCAGCATCCAATAATTTTGATATTATTATTCCAAAATGACATATCCATTACAGTTTAAACCTAATGAATATTTAAATGGCAAAGGTGTTCATTTAAATATTTCATATAATAACACTTACAAGGATAGTTTAATTTTATTTAACTATTAACTCATTACGATGGGTTTAATTATTTTAGTGGTTGGAATAATAAGTTTTTTGGAGAGTTATTTTTTGAAACCAAGTAAACTAAAAGGAGATGATGCGATCAAAAAAGCTGGTGAGCGTAAACGCAAGCACTCTGTGTTATTATTAAATTTTGTTTATGATTAATTGGTAGTAGTTATTAATTAACCTCAATTTACAACTATGATTTGGGTTAGTTAAGATGTTTTGTTGAGCGGATTATCCTGGCGGAACGGGGTTTTCCGCTTTTTTAAAAACGAGAGGAAAACATGAAAAAATCACAGACTGAAATTATTGAAATTCCACAATTAAAAATCGGAACATTAATATTAAACATAAAAGGTGATACTGCATTAATTGTTCATAAATGGGCTGCAAAAGCTAAAAAAGCAATCCAAGATAAAGGTGAAGGTAAACCGATACAGGGCAGGGTAAAACGAAATCCAGAAAATGAATATAAAGATTGTTTTTATAATCATCCCGATGGTGGATATGGGTTTCCTGCAATTGCATTCAAAAATGCAGCAGTCAGAGCCGCCAAAGACGCGGGAATAAATATGACTGATGCACGAAGAATGTTTCATATTAATAACGAATTTGTAAAAATTGAAGGTACTCCCAGTATGAGAGAAGATATGGTGAGAGTTGCAACTGGTGGAGCCGATATTCGTTATAGACCAGAATTTAAAGAATGGTCTACTGAATTGATTATAGAATTTAATTCTACCGTAATAAGTGCGGAGCAAATTACTAATCTTTTTTATCTTGCTGGTTTTGGCGTAGGAGTCGGAGATTGGAGACCAGAAAAAAATGGTAATTTCGGGAAGTTTAGTATTGTATAGTAATATTATTAAATTAAATAACGATGGGCAAGGCTCGGCAAGGCAGTTAGGACAAAGCTAGGCAAGGCTGAGCAGAGCTAGGCTAGGCAATGCAAGGCTTGGCAGTTGAGGCAGGGCGAGGCTTGTTAGGGCAAGGCAAGGCAATGCGCGACAGAGCAAGGCAAGGCAGTTGAGGCACGGTGTATCATGGCATGGCCAGTCCCGGCAGTACGAGGCGCGGCGCGGTAAGGCAAGGCAGTTGAGGCAAGGCGCGGTGTTTCACGGCTCGGCTTGGTGAGGTTAGGCAGGGCAGTTAGGGCGATGCAGTGCGCGGCGAGGCTGAGCGAGTCGCGTTTTGGTGAGGCCTGGCATGGCTTGGCAGTTGAGGCAGGGCATGGCTTGGCAGTTGAGGCAGGGCAGGGTATGACTTGGCATGGCGCGGCGCGGTAAGGCAAGGCAGGCACGGAAATAATAAAAACGAAAGGTATAAAATGAATGATTTAAAACCCATTTATGGATGGAAAGTAAATAGTTTTAATGGTAGCAATGCCCAAGAAATAGGTGATTATTTAGAGAAAATTAAAGAAGAAAACAATGGAATTTTGTCTCAAGATTTAATTGTTAAAAATGCAGAACATATAAAATCACCTCTGTATAAATGTTTTGAATGGAATGACGAAAAGGCAGGTCACGCATATAGGCTTGACATAGCCGGGAAAATGCTACGTCTTTTAGTAGTTGTAAAATATGGGGAGGAAAAAGTAGATGTTCCGATTCGAGCATTTTTGAATATAAAGAAAAATTCTAATCGATATTATGAAACAACGGCTAAAGTGTTAAATGACATTGACCTACGCCAACAAATATTAGAGCAAGCGAAACAAGAGATAAAAATATGGAGAGAAAAATATTCTCAATATGAAGAATTTTCAAGTTTATTTTATTTCATAGATGAAACCACTTTAATTTTTCCTCAAGAAAAATTACTTAAAGCTCAATAAAACTCAATTTCATCTTTACTATTAACTACTTATTTAAAGAGAATTTATAATGGCAGATGAAGTTATGTTTAGCCAAAGGAGTAAATTTTACTTTAATAACCAGACCTGGGGATTTAGCCCACGACGGATAGGTATTTGGAGAAACTTTGTAGGAACGTTTCAAAATCCAGTTTTGGTTTTTGGTCTTGGTGATTTTGAAAAAGAAGCATTCCCAGACGCAGAAATGTTTGAAACGAAAGGAGATTATAATGATAAGTGGTTTCTTAAAAACTCAGATGTTAAATATAAAACCGTATTTTGCTTTGAAGTATTAGAACACCTTTGTAATCCACTCCTGTTTTTAGAGATAATCAAGTTTTATATCGATGATGGTGTAGATGTCTTTTTATCGTTTCCGTCTGGGCGCCCGCAATGGTTATGGACAAATGAGCATTTTCACGAATATGGGAGAACACGTGCAGAAAAACTATTTGAAATGGCTGGTTACAAAATCATAAAAAGCAAAAAAACGGCTGTATTATGGCCGCCACTAAGAAGATATTTTACAGGGATAAGGCCTTTGTTCAGGTTATTGTTTCCATTAAGATGTAGATTATACCAGCTTAGGATGATTAATCGTAGTTAATTTTATTAACTACACTTTCTCTTTTGTCACAACTCAATAAAAGACAACCTCATAGTTCCATCCCATCGAAATTCAGGGCTCAGCAATACCCATTTTTGAGAATTAACCGGATTATCTAAAATTATATCGGCAAGATCATCATGTCTTACATTTTTCACGTCGCCCAACTGTAATGAAATCCCATTAAAATAAGTTCTAAAGCTCAAAATCCATTTCTGATTATTCAACCAAGTAACAATCCTTGAATTTGTCAATCCCGCCGCCACAGCATTTGAAATATAGTTGTTTTGGCTACTCGAAACATCCCCTGTGCCATCAAATTGGGTAAAGAGGTAGTCTGATGTGAATAATCGCCCGTAATCCATCGCACGGCGTTTTACGATGCCCCTGGGATCACTTCTCGATTTTTGAAAGGTTCCTCTCATTATCGGATGTTGATCGAATGAATTGCTTGTAATTGATACCGAATCAGTGAAAATATCCTCATCTCCCGGCGTGTCGGTTCCCGAATCAGAAAATACTTGTGTCGGATCTGAATTAACAACCAAAGCTTGGCCGGTTGGCGTTATCGTGATTCCAACACCAAATCCTTGCGATATATCCCTTAAAATATTCTCACCTGATTGCTGTCTGAATATCGATGATGATATAATTTCCGAACTGGAAGTAGTTTCAAATCTGTCAAACGAATCGGTATTTATTGCAGTAAATCCAAATTCATCTCGAAATAGAGATTCTATAAAAGTCGATGGTGTAGTGATGGCATTTCCTAAAGTATATCTACCATCAAACGTCGATTCAAATTCCCGGCCAATACACTTACAATATAACGCCTGTTCATCGCTTCCAGAATCATAAGGTTGCAAATCCACTGCGAATATTAAACCGGCTATTTCTATTCTGCCGGCATTCGTCGTTTCAACTGTTATATAAAAATCATTTAAATCTTCCAGTGGAATTGTATCGGGCGCAGCCATCGGGATTTTTACCCAGGTATTTAAAGCAGTTCCGGCATTTATTATTATTTGTGTGCCATGCACAGAATCATCACTTTTTTTCCTTATAGTGGCCGTTCCATCAGCAGTTCTGGCCGTCAAATAAAAATATCCATCCGGCTGATTTGATTTCTGATCTGCATTAGTAAACCCGGAAATATTGAAATTCTGAACTTTCACTGCCGTTCCAAATCCACTATCAGCAAATGCAGATGTTGCACTTAACCCATCCAGCGCCAAATCAATATTGCCGGCCACAGTATCGGCTCCCCCGGAATAACCAGCACCGCCCCATAAAATTAATGTGGCTGAATTGTCTTGAACGGTATCACCGTTAAGCCGATTAACCGAAAATTCCGCTCCGCCTGCTGCATTGGTTGTCGTTGTATTGTCAGCATTTAAATGAATCCACCTACCCTTGCGCCTGAAAAAATAGAACGCATCTGGAACATTAGAAACGCCAAAGTTGTCAGCAGGAACCTGATTCATCAAATGTGAGGATATACTAAAAAATAATTTATCGCCATCACTGCCGGGTGACGTGGAAGGATCACTCCGATTGTAAGGCACAATAGCTAAACCATTCCCCAGGGTATTAAAATCACCGAAAAAAGTAAAATCGATTACAGATGAAAAATCACCGTATTGCAATGGAATAGCGATATTTCGATTTTTTATATCACTCCCAGGATTTACATCCACGATTAATGTTTGCGGTAATGGTGGAAGGTTTTTATAGTGCCTGGTCTCCAGATTCATTTTTAATACGTCTTGCGATTCATTATAACTGCCTACAAAGCCATCGAATAGAATTAAATTGTCAGCCGCATTATTCAATGCAGTATCAAATTTCAATCCGATTTCAACCGCCGATTCTGTTAAATCTGTATCGGCACCCAAATAAGCATTCCTTAAATTCCCTCTATAATCTGGTTGTGAAAATACAATAGTCGATACACTGGAAATTCGATTTAACAACTGTGGTATCGATTGAGATATTGATCCGATGGAACCAAGTCGAATAAAATCAAGATAAGCATCGGCTCCAAGTGTATAATCTCTTGAGCCAACCCGGATCGATAAGTCTTTGAAGTTGATCAATAGTATCGGTTTGTGGCCTTGTTTGTCTTTTTCGGTGGAAAGTTCGGTGGTTAAAGTGAGTGCCATTTTTACCCCTGTTTCACGTGAAACATAATTTAAGTATAAAAGAAGTTTTAAAATATTCTTTATTTATTTATTAAATGTATTGACATTAATGGTTTGATTGTTTATTATATAGTGCGTTTAAAAACAAATAAAATGGAGAAAGAAAGATGAAAACATTAACGTGGTTATTAATTTCACTTTTCAATAATGCTGTAATAGATAAATATTATGGCACTTATGATGAAGCATACGAATATTTTAACGGTAAAGAAACGCTTAATGATAGGATAAATTATTCTGTTAATATTGTAAGCGCGTCAAAGCATTTCGGATTTTAATTGAGTTTAAAAACAAATAAAAGGAGAAAGAAAAATGAAAACATTAACACTCAACATGAAAATTGAAGCTCGCAAAACAAATATGTTTAATAAAGTTACTTATGTTGGCAGAATTAAAAATTATGAAAATGGTCGATATCGTTTTTCATTCTCAACAGGTATACATCGTATATCGAAAGAAGATGCTCTCGAAGATGCACAACAATTATTGGAAACATTATAAACAGGAGAAAGAAAGATGGAAAAGAATATGAAAAACATTGCGGAGCATGAATTTATGATTGTTAAAGTAGGTGACACTTATCAAGTTATTAGAATTGATGGCCTATTTCCTGGAAGACTTCACCACGAAACCAAAACAGAAGAAGGGGCTATTCAATACGCTAAAACAAACGGAAAGCTACGCCAAACAAACAAATAAGGATTCAACTAAAAGGAGAAAGAAATGTCTAATATGAGTTATTGTAGGTTTGAAAACACATTAAGTGATTTACAAGATTGTTATGAGAACATGGAAACCGAAAAGGATGATTTAAGCGAAAAGGAAAAAGTTGCTTTAGAAGAGTTGATAGAACTTTGTAATGTGATAGCACAAGATTTTGCAGATAATTAACAACCAAACAGGAGAAAGAAATGATCATAGAACGAATTGAACACGCAACCGAAGAAGATTTGGAAGTCACAATAGAAACTCTTGGTTACGATGTATTTTATGTGACATTGCATGATTTAGAAATCGATAGAATGATCGATTTCGGATTTAGAAGAACCGAGGAACGCGCAAAACATTACGCTGAACAATTGGCGGGATTAATTACCTAAATAACAGGAGAACGAAATGCCAAAACGAGGCGCACCACGCAAAAATAAAGAACTGAAAACAACCCCGGTAACAATAAGATTGCCAAACTGGTTAAATAATTTGTTGAATAAGACTACTAAAAATAAAAACAAATATATCAAAATGGCTATCATAAACAGTGATCCCGGATTGAAGATTGCTGCACTAAAAGCCGGTGAAAAATATTCGGATTCGGATTTCGATAAGGAATTGGAAGAATTGAAGAAATGACAACAATGAAATATTTTGCCCTTAAAGATAAAAGAAAATTATTTGAATTTATATGTATATCAAAAGATCAAACACGATTTCATGAAAAAATCCTTATGGCTTATTGGAATAAAAAAGGAATAAGTCAGTCTAGTGCTCCTTATTCAATGGCAGAATTTTTGAGTGATTATGATAAAGTAATTGTTGAAATAAAGGAATTTAAAAAATGATCATTTCAATACTTTTGTTTATTAACTATCATTAATGTTTTTTGTCGATACGATATTTAAAATAGTTTCACCGCTTAAAATCTATATCCTGGCAGCTATACTTTTTGATATTATAATAATCGGATTAATTATTTTAATTTTAATTTTAATTTGAGGAGAAATAAGATGGAATGGAAAGATATAACAACTTATTCACAGGGAGACACCGAAAATATTCCTCGATGGTGGAAAGCCAAAATCAAACCTTTGGGATTAAAGGTTGGCCACTATCATATTGATTATCGTGATGGAAAAACATGGATAATGCACTGCAAACCCTGGTTTGACACCCATATTTTAAAAGCAAAAAATCTGGAAGATGCCAAAAAAGAATCCATACAATTAGTCAAAACTTTTTTAGATAATATTCAAGAACAATTGAACCAGGGATAAAAAGGAAAAACAATGTTGATAATTATTTTACAGATAATTATATTTAGTGCTGCCCGCCTGATTGAAGCATTTAGGGATGCTGAGGCATTTAGAGAACCAGTGAAAGACAGATCACTTATCTGGCATCTTTTAAAATTCCCACAATTTAGTTTATTATTTGTGTTAGGTTATATTTCTTTTCCGCTGACAAAAATAGGTACTATAGGAATAATATTGGCAATATTAACAGGATATTTTGTTTTTGAAGTTGCATTGAAAATTTTCAGAACTAAAAAAATCAACTCTCAGCCTTAAAAGTAAAGGAATGATAATGGAAAAATATATCTGTAAGTTTTATTTTGGAGAAAACGAACAAATTTGTATAAGTGATGATTTGAGAATACTAATTTATATTTGTTATCAGCACTTATTTATGGACTCATTAAATGAATCTATGCAATTTAAATTCGGTGGAATATTTAACAATGATAACGATTTAATTATCGATACGGAAAAATTTGCAAAATATTATACTAATCTTAAATTCGGTGGAATGAGATACATATTGTCAGATGAGTTTTTTATGATAAATCAAAATGTAGAAAAAGAAATCAACTCTCATCCTTCAGAAGTAAAGTAACCGAGAATAAATAATGCAGAAAATAGTTATAATAAAACAAAACTCATATTGGAATTTACCATTTGAAGCCGAAATCGAATTTGGTAAATTAAAGGGATTTGATTTATATTGTTATTATAAACCTAATTTGATATTTATAGAAGTTTTTTCACATAACTATAAACAATATCCTCATTATCGTTTTTCGAGAAAGAAATTAGAACCCAAACAACGAAAAGACTTTGATTGGTTTGATATTAGCGAGCATGAAGAAGTTCGCAGGGATGACCCGGTACTTATTAATATAATTAAAAAGTATAAACCGGAAACGTTGAAGATTGTCGAAATTCCCAATGACGTGAAATGGTATATTGTAGATGACGAATACGGTCAAGAGTTTATTTGTGAAGATCATAGAACTTGGAGCTAAACTTTAACTAAAAAATTGTGAGGTGATGAAATGAAAACAATAATCAAAATAATACTTTTGTTGATTGTATTTCTATTGATAGTGGGAATTATATTATTTTCTGGTGGTTTGTAAAAATTAACTCTCATCCTTCAAAAGAAAGTCAGGTGAAAAAATGGCTACATTAATAGCAAAATCGAAGATCGAAGAATACGAAACTATTGAAAAACTATACTTTACCGTTGATGATTTCAATGAAGAGACTAAAAAATACGAAATTAAATTAACAAATGAAAAGTTTCAATGGTGGATTTTTATTAACGAAGATGAAATGAAATTATTCGAGAGATCAAAACGTCTTATAATAGTCAACTCTCATCCTTCAAAAGAAACGTAACGTTGAAACGATTCGGCGAAATCTCAACCATATTAAAACGATCCTGCCACAACCTGACCGTGCGGCTAACGCTGTTTTCATCCACAAAAGTAAAATTACTTTCACTCCAATTTACATTCGCATGTTGAAAAAATGTCTCCAAAGCTGTCTTATTTGCAGATGTCAATCCCGTAAAGGATGCATTGATGAAATTAATCTGAACATCGTAAGAAATTACTTTTGTATTCAATCCCTCTGTATTATATCTATGTTGATATACCTCAACCGGTTCCGATACCGGGAACACACGACCCCGATCAAAGGTAACAGTTGTTACTCCGGTTTTTTGAAATTGAGGTAAGGCCATTAATCTAACCTATAAGGAGTTTAAAATGAGTCATTTTGTCGCTTTATTTATTGCCATCTGGTTTTTTATATCCCAAATATATTACATAATAGGAATAAAAAATTATATGAAAAAACACAATATAAAAAATATACAAAAATCATCCACAGAACATCAGGAATTTGCAATGACTTTGTATCTGTTTTGTTTGGTTTCCTGGTGGAGATTAATTTAATTCCCCCATATTTTTTAGAGCCATTGAAATATTAAATCTATTCGGCGATGTTTCACGTGAAACAAAAGAATCCTGCCATAGGTAAACCTCAAAGATTTGTAAATCCTCATTCGTAAAGAAAAACAATTGCCGGCTGAACATCATTAATGCATTATCAAAAAATGCTCTTATTTCATCATTGTTCTTTTTACTGATTCCTTCCAAATCAAATTGAATCATACCGGATTGAGCGCCATACGAAATAACTTTCGATTGGAGGGATTCATCCTCAAATCTTCGTTGATAGGGTGAAATAGGTTCCGTGATTACAAAAGTTCGACCTCTATCAAAAAATACAACCGGTAATCCTGGAAACTGAAAAGACATTCTATCGGTTACCACGATTAGAGATATATTGAATCCACGAGTCGACGTATGAGCAATGTCGCCACTAAATACGGTATTTCCAAATCCCTTTGATGTTAGTAAGTTTACAGGCATTTTTTCTCAAGAAATCAATTGTAAGACGTTAAAAACCCCAAAAATCTCAAATTGGTATCATACTATACCTATAGGGGATGATCGTAAAGCATTCGCCTACGCAATCCTCCCCCAATAATGGTTTATCTTTTGTCTCTAATCTCATCTTATGCGGTTATGCTGTGTCGGATTAGTATCGTCATCCATTTGAAACGCTGCGGCTTCGCTTGTACCATTTAACCTTCGCGCTCTAAATTCAAAATTCACATATTGTGGGTTTTGAAGGATTGCTAAAACCAAATTCAATATTTGACTTACGCTGGCGATGCTTCCCACAGCTCCATAACCCTCTGCCAGTGTTACTTGTTCATTTACTCGTTTCCATTCCGAATCAAGGATAGTACCTACTGTCACATTATTAACAACGCTCCCTACGGAGCCACCTACATTACCTATGACACTACCTACTGAGCCATCAACATTACCCGTGACCGTACCCACTACTCCGCCCCCACAAGTCACCGGTTGTATTACATCGTCTACCTGGCCACTGGTAACATTATAGCCATTCTTGTCGTTGTTAGTATTTATGATCCTATCACTATCATAAGCGATATCTCGATTTCCTGTATTTGTCAAATCCACATACCAGGCAGCTAAAATTTTACTCCCCTGCCTTACGGTGACGCGATGCAATCCCGTTTCGGTTCCAATATGTGAATCCGAAACATATATTCCGGCAATTTCGGTATCTGATGCCGGTAAACCTGTGACAATAGCAGTACCGGAATCGAGTGGTTTTATATCCATAACTACATTCAATAATCCCGGAGGTGCTGCTGCCATTACAATACTTGCCATTAATTAAAATCCTTTGCAAATAGTCTAACTTCCGATAATCCAATTTGAAGTAAATTAGATTTAAAGTTAATTACAATAGATACCTGAAATGTATTATTTACAATTGCCTGAATATTCCCGAATAAATGATTTGTTTCATTGTATTCTCCTGCCCTATCCGAAATTTCAAAATCGATTGATTCGGTGGAAAATATATTTGATTCGTTAGATAACTGTATTGTTAATTGTCCATCTGTACCTATTGCGGATTCCGATGTAAATTTCAATATAAAAGATATTTTAACTTTTACTTCACCCGTTATTTTTTGTGTAAATATTCCACTAAAGTGGTTGAAGATGCGTGGTATTTGACCAGTTATAACCGGCTCAAACCCGAAATTCAAAACCCTGTCAGTAACATTTATCAAATCTTGGCCTCGCCATAATTCGGTATTACTAATTGCCGGGATAATATCTGGTCTGAAATGTGAAAATATTGGCATTATAATGTTATAGCGAAAAAAATATCAGTCAAATCTATTGTCATTTGTGTGGAAAATTGCAATGTTGCTCCAATTGAAAATATATTTCCTGGAACGGCTGGTAATGTTCCGTTAAGTTCTCCT